CATCAACCCGATCCGCAGCGTCATTAGCAGAAGAAGCGGCTGCGTTGGCAGCGCTGGCCGCATTATTCGCAGCCGTAGCGGCGCTGTTGGCATTAGCCGTCGCCGTTTTGGCCAGATTCGTCTGGGCTTCGGATTGAGTAGCCTCCTGATTAGCGTTTGCGGCGGCGGAATCGGCCTTTGTTTTGGCGACCGTTACGTCGTCATAGCATTCTTTGATAGCGTCGTGAATGGAACTGCGAACCTCTTCTCCGTAAACGGCATTATTGATGTTATTCAGTAGCTGCTGAATCCTGTTCGCCATTCATGTCGCCCTCCTCTGCCAGATCACGTGCGCCTTCCTCTCCATTTTGATTCTGCTGCTGAACCACGCTGTTAATGGCGGCAATGATGTCATTGCACTTATTGAAGGCGTACTCCACCAAGGAAGCGTTCTCATGGCCGCGAACCTCAATGGAATCAATCGCCTCACGAACTCTGGTCACTTCCATGCCGAATTCATACAAAGTCTGCATTGAACGAATCCTCCTTAGTTGTAGCCGGTGTTGCCGGAAATCTTGATATCGAACTTGTACCTGGATGCGCCAAGGGAAGTATATCGTTTACTACCTACTTTCACATCGTGGGTATGGCCGGTGGAAATGCTGGTCGAGCCAGAAAAGCTGTGCCGGTGGGAAGAAGGCGTGAAGGTAGACGGCTTACCCGTAATGGAGCTCCAAGCGTGAGAATGCGAAGCCAGCGCGTAATTGGCCAGCTGCTCTTTCACCCAGTCCTGTGTGGCGTACTTTTTCGTAACGAGGCACCAATACTGGGTCGCCACCTTTTCAACGCCGATGGACATGCTGCTTGTGGCTTTCAAGGAGTCCACGGTCAAGGAGGATGGAATACTGGTAAGGTATCCTTTAGCTTCCACCCAGGCCTGCGTGGCAAAGCCTGAACATTTTTGATTGACATATTCTTCAGTCGCCACCATTTTTCCACGCAGAAAAAGCGAACTGGCGACTTGAATGCTCGCAGCCCGAAGTTGGGTGATCTTGGCGATGGACGAATCAAGCCACACGGTATCAGTCTTGATAGCACTGATCTCATTTGCAATCAATGTCTTGATGTTGGTGATTTCCGTGTTGATATTCGTAATATCGCCATTGATGGTGGTGATATTGGAATTGATCGTGGCGACCTTGGAATTCAGCGTCGCCTTATCGGCCTTCGCCGTAATGGCGGATTCAGTATTGCTCGCCCGCACTTCAAGGGCCGCGATCTTCGTCCCATGGTCGCTGTTATGGGATGCTTCCAGCGCAATCTGCGCCTTCAGATCATCCGTTACCTGCTGGATGCTGGTTTTCGTGGTGCTGATCTGGCTGTCCAGCGTCCTCTTATGCTCCGCTTCCAGCGCGATCTGCGCCTGTAGATCATTGGACAGCTGCGTGATGCTCGTCCGGGATTCTGTTATCTGGCCATCCAGATTCTGAATGCTTTCCGTATTGGCCGCGATTTTGGATTCCTGATCGTTCGCCGAAACGGTCATTTCTGCATAGTGACCGGCCTCCAGATTGGCCAATTCCTGATGCTGCGAGGCGACCAGGGAAATACGAGCGCCAAGTTCATTGTTGAGCAAATCGATATAGGCGGCCTGTTCCTTCTGAACCTGACCCATATCATCAAACTCTTTACGCAGAGTCTTGATGTTGATGTTCCCGGTCGGAGCGTCCAGAGAAATGCCGCACGATGACTCAAGTATCTCTTTTGCGTCATTGAACTTCTTATAGAGTGCCCCAAGGTCGATATGAGCGGCTTCCGGATTGACATTGATCCAGGCATCGAAGAACTCATCGAGTTGTTTCTTTGCCTCTTCGCTGGCGGCTTCTCCCGCGCCACCGCCGCCTCCGCCGCCTCCACGGGTCTGTTCGGCGTCCTGCTTCGCCTTATCCTTGCGGTATCGCTCGGTCAGGCTCTGTTTTGGCGTGCCAAAGGTGTAGGTGTTGTTAGCCGGGTTCTCCAGATCGTATTCGATCTTGGTGCAGACCAGCTCGTCAGCCATGCCATGCGCCGCAGAAATCAAATGCACCTTATCACCAACATAGATCGGGCTGGCATTGGGGTCCACCAGATGCATATCCACGGCCTTCACCGTCAGCGTGACCGGAACATTCACATTGCTGGCCAGAAAGCGCCTGCCGTTTTCCAGCAGCGTTTCCGGCGTATTCACGCTGTCGAACACATGCGTCTTGACAATGCGCCCGTAACGCTCCACGGCCGTTGCATCCACCAGCTCATCGCTACCGTTGTTCACGGATTCGATGGTCAGGTTTTCGTCGCCAAGCGGAATCAGCACCGTGAACACATCCTCGGCGGATACCTCTTCCGTCAGATCCAGCATATTTTTGCCGAATTCGATGTCCTGCGTGGCAGTGTTTCCATAATCCAGCAGCAGATCGATGTAGGTTTTTCCATTTTGACGGCGTGTACGCAGATAGCCGCCGGTGTAGTCGATCAGGCAGTTCTGAATGAAATCGAAGCTGTTCTGCCACTCATCCGCAATGGAATTGATGGCGATCTGCTTGTAATCGAACTTACCGGTCTCTTCGTCCTGCACCTCGTCGGACTTACCGGAGAGCACCACGTCCCTGTTTTCGATGGTGATGTCGCCCACAAGGAACTGCTTATCCGCGCCTGCGCGTTTGTTGTGCGCCTCGATAATATTTCGGAAAAGATCGTGGGTCTTACCGTTATACCGCTCTGCCTTTTGCACCGTATCCACCAGATAGGCGAGATCGCCCTCACAGTAGACCGTGCGCACATTGTTGAAATTGCGGTTATTTGTCAGTACGCGTCCGCGGAAGATCTCCACATCGTCCATCTCTACGGTAATCATCGTGGTCAACTGGGGAAGGGCATTGTAGTAGCGGTTGCTGGGCGGAATCTGGAAGGAAAGCGCGCCTGCCTTGCCCATTTCAAGCGTCAGCTTGGGTGTGAACAAGGATAGACTGTTGTCCATCGGCTGAAAGATGGATTTGCCATTCGCATAAATATAAAACATTTACAGTCGCCCTCCAGTATTCTCGATTGTGATCGTACCCTGACCGGCGAATATCAGCGTGTTCTCTCCGCTGTGCAGCACAATTTGAGGGATCGTATTTGCGCCCTTGCTCAGGCTGTACGTCTTACCCTCATATGTGACCTGCATTCCGGAGGCCGAGGCGATGATGACCGGAACTGAATCCATCATATCACCCTCAACAACGACCGTGAGCGAAGTCAGCACGGAGAGATTCTTGTAGTTTCGGATAATGCCAGTTTCGAAGTTAAAGGGATCCCAAAGCCAGTCCGAGCCGGTATTGTTGATCTCTTTCTTATAAGGCCCAACATTGTAGTTAATCACAATCTGAGAGTAATCCTTATCGGATTTCCACTGATTGACGGAAAACCGCCCTTCATAGAAATACGCAGGATCATCCTCCAGAATCGCCTTGAAGGTCTGCCCGTGGAGATAGACCATGATTTCACTATACAGCACGGACCAATCCTTGAACCCGTTCTGCACATAGAAAGTCCAGGAACCGGTTCGATTGTTGTAGGTAGGTCTCCCGGCGAGAGAGGCGGTCAGATCGAGCACGCCGTCTCCCCCGGGAATGTTCACCATGTTTTCCTTTACCGTCGGCGGGTTGAACAGCGGGCGAGTGGCGGGAATTAAATGCCAATCGTCCCAGGTGTTTTTATCGCCAATCGTGATCGAATGATACATTTAATTCCCCCTTCCTCGTCTCATTGCCAACTCACCAAGCTGGTTGTCCATTTTGCGTGAAGTAGCGCCAACCAGTTCGCCGGAATCCAGCACAACCTTCATGTTGGCAACCGCTTCATTGAGATCGTCAAAGCGGTCCGCAAGCGACTGCAATTCGGCAATGACATCCTTATTGTTTATTCCGCCTGCGATTCTGGTGCCATCAAAATTCAGGGCATTAACGCCCTTGTTGAAATTGATGCCATTGAATAGCCCGCCGCTCAAAACCTGATCGGAATTGAGCATCCCGCCAATCATACCAACGCCAGATCGAACATTGCTCAAATCAAGCACAGGTCTGATTGTCGGGTTAGGATCGATAAAATCAAAGATGCTGTAATCCGTACCACGAAGCATGGTTTTCGCGGAATCAACCGCGTTCTCACCAATGCCCTCGGCGCTCTGGCTCACAACCCTTGAGTAACGATCCAAGCCGCCAGCGATGCCCAGATCGAAGTTCATACCCAAATCACGTCCCACTCTCGACGGGGAATGAACGGACCAGGTGATTTGAATCGCTCTGGTTGCACCGGCAGCCGCATTCGTGGCCGCTCGTCTTACGGAGCCAGCCATAGAAGAAATACCATTGGAAAGACCTTTACTGAGGTTCTGACCGGTTCGATACCAGACCAAGTAGGTTCCCTGCGCAGCCGTTGTTCCGGAGAAGGAAAGCGCAACCGCAGCAGCGCCGACCTGATCTCCGCCATTGGAAATCGTGGCAGCCATCGTGGTGACAAAGGAATCCGCCATCAGTTCGGCGGCATACTCAATATCCCCGGTGTCTACGTTTCCTTCCTTGATGGAGTCCGCAAGCGTGGTAAACGCAGTTACGATTGTCTGCACAGTGGCAAAATCAGTCGCAGCCTGAGAAGCCCTGGTAATTCCAGTTGCGAAAGTGCTGAAATTGTTAGCGAAGGAAGCCATACTGCTTGATAATCCGACAATATCCTTGCTTCCGCCAAAGAACGCCCCAATATCTGCCCAGACGCCGCCCTTGGTTTCGAGCGTTCCGATGAAAGTCTGCATGTCTGTCAGAATCTGTGTCGCTTGTTCTGTATTAGAGAAGTCAGCGGCGCTCAGTTGGGAAGCAAACGTCGCCAGATTCGTGCCGACCGTAGCCATCTTTTCAGAAAGCCCGACAATATCCTGCTGGCCGCCAAAGAACTTTCCGATCGCATTAAATACGCCGCCTTCGCTGCTCAGCCCATTGGTAAACTGCGTAATCAGCCCCATAGCTTCAAGAGCATTGGAGGTTTCCTGCGTGCTGACGCTGCCGATATCAGCAGCAAACGAGGCCAAGCCGGCGCCCAGCTGGGCGCACTTTTCGCCGAAAGTACCAAGATCCTGCTGACCAAGAATAGTCTGCACCCATCCGCCCTCAGTGGGAATTGAATTAGCCAGGCCTGCCAGCGCCATCGCCGCATTGGTAGAGTTGGTAATGTCGTCTTGAGTAACGGTGGTGGTAAATCCGGAAATTTCTGCCGCATAAGCGACCATGCCAGCTGCAAAACCAGGAATGCGTTCAGCGAATGTTCCTAAATCCTTGATACCAAGCAGCTTGTCGAGCGTGCCGCCCTCCGCTGGAAGCGCATTCTGAAGCTCGATTAAGGCCTTAGCGGCATTATTGGAATTGGCAACATCTGCATCAGAAACCGTAGACGTAAACCCGGAAATTTGCGTGGCGTAAGCGACCATGCCCTTAGCGAAACCCGGAATCTTCTCGGCAAAAGTTCCAAGATCCTTAATGCCAAACAGCTTATCGAGCATACCGCCTTCCGTAGGAAGCGCGTTTTGGAGTTCGATTAAGGCTTTTGCGGCATTGGTAGAATTGGTGATATCCGCTTCAGAAACGGAGGCCGTGAATCCAGAGATTTCAGTAGCATAGGCCTTCATGCCTGCTGCGAAGCCGGGCACTCGCTGGCCAAAGCCAGAAAGATCCTTGATACCAAGAAGGCCGTCAAGAATTCCGCCTTCCGTAGGAAGCGCGTTTTGGAGCTCGACCAGAGCTTTAGCGGCGTTAGTAGAATTAGTGATGTCACCGTCAGTAACGCTGCTGCTAAATCCTGTGATTTCGGCAGCATAAGCCACCATACCAGCTGCAAACCCCGGAAGATTCTCAGCAAAAGAAGAGAGATCCTTAATGCCGAGCAATCCATCGAGCAAACCACCCTCCGCAGGCAGAGCATTCTGGAGTTCGACCAGCGCTTTGGCAGCGTTGGTGGAGTTTGTTATATCGGACTCAGTTACAGTTGAACTGAAACCACTGATTTCAGCATCATAGGCTTTCATACCCGTAGCGAAGCCCGGAATCTTTTTGGCAAAGCTCGTCAGATCCTTCACACCAATAATTCCGTCAAGCCAACCTCCCTCGGAAGGAAGAGCATTTTGAAGCTCGACCAAACCTTTTGCAGCGTTGGTGGAATTCATGATGTCTGCTTCAGAAACCGTAGACGCGAACCCACTGATTTCTTTGGCGTAGGCCTTCATACCGGAGGCAAAGCCCGGAATTTTGGCAGAGAAAGTCGTAAGATCTTTCACGCCCATGATGTTCTGGAGCAAACCGCCTTCACCAGACAGCGAACCTTCCAAAGCGATCAATGCCTTTGCAGCATTTGTGGAATTGTCAATGTCCGTCTGTGTAACAGAGGAACTGAACCCGCTGATTTCAGCAGCGTAGGCCTTCATGCCGGATGCAAATCCAGGCACCCTACCGGCAAAGGTAGTCAGATCCTTAATGCCGATCAAATCTTGCAGCAGTCCGCCTTCGCCAGACAGAGAATTTTCAAGCCCGATCAATGCCTTTGCGGCATTCGTGGAATTATCGATGTCCGTCTGCGTCACAGTGGATGAGAAGCCGCTGATTTCTTTGGCGTAGGCTTTCATGCCGGTAGCAAAGCCCGGTACTCGTTCCCCAAAGGTAGAAAGGTCTTTAATGCCGAGCAAGCTCTGGATCCAGCCTCCTTCGGCCGGAAGCGCCTGCTGCAATTCAACCAGTGCTTTTGCGGCGTTCGTGGAATTCATAACGTCGGTTTCACTGATCGTTGCACTGAAGCCAGAAATGTTGGTAGCGTAATTCAGCAAAGCCGTAGCGAGAGTTGCCGCGTCATCTGCGAATCCCTCAACATCTTTGCTTCCGGTCACAGCCTTGGCCCACTCGGGTGCTTCCCAAGGTACGGCTTTTACAAGCTCAGCCAAGCCTTTCGCAGCGTTGGTGGCATTTGTCAGGTTGGAGTTGTCCGTTTCAGTAAACCCGCTGATACCGGCTGCGAAATTATTCAGGGCAGTGGCAATAATTCCGATATCATCAGAAAACTGACTGATCGGGTTATCGCCGACGAACCAGGAACTGATAGCGGAAACGATCTCCGCACCGCCGATTGCAGTGATAGCGGATGCCAGATTCCCAACTCCGGTTTTTACAGATTCATCAACGCCCTTACATCCATCCAGGAAAGGCTGAATGTTCGTCATAAAGTCGGAAAGGTCGCTGCCGATCTGCGGGAGATTCAATCCCTGCATAACGCCAGCGCCAAGACCTCCGACAAATCTGCCGATAGCCTTTCCGATTGCTTCGGTCATATCTCCGAAGCTGTTGATATAAGAAGACACGCTCCATGCCTGCTCCGCCGCTCCGAATACGGCCATAAGGCCCACGATAGCGGCTGCAACCAGCGCCAGCTTGGCAATGCCAGCAAGCGCTGCGGTTACAGGAACCTTGCTGATGAGCATCATGGAAACGGACAGCGAAAGCAGCGCAACGCCAAACGAAGTAGAGAACGCCAGCATTTGGCCCATCTCAACGCCATCCAAATGTTTCAGCGCTTTCACAAATACCTGTAGAGACAGTGCCATCACGCCGAGCATAACAAGTGATTTGGTGATGCCGGTGACTTTGGTTTTATTCATGATCTTCATGAACGCCGCAATTTCAAGCAGCACAAGCCCAAGGCCAGCCACGCCCTTAATGATGGTTTTGGTTTTTAGTTTGCCAATTTTTGCGATGGCTTCCGCAAAGCTGTTCAGCGACACGGCCATCAGAATCAATCCTGCGCCCTTGAACACGCCGAAATTGCTCTTCTTGACCATGGCCATAAAGGCGGCCAGCTCCAACAGCACCACGCCCAGCCCGGTCAGACCCTTTACGATCGTGCCGGTGTCCAGCGAGCCGATCTTTTCGATGGTGCTTGCAAACATGGAAATGGATGTCGCCATCAGAATCAGGGCAGTGCCTTTGAACACGCCCAGCTTTGCTTTCTTGGTCAACGCAAGGAACACAGCCAGTTCGAGCAGTACAGCGCCGAGACCGGCAATACCCTTAACGATGGTCCCAGTTTCAAGGCTGCCGATTTTCTTGATGGCGTTAGCGAACATATTGATCGAGACAGCCAAGAGAATCAATCCAGTCCCCTTGAATATGCCAAGATTGGCCTTCTTTGTGAGAGCGAGGAAGATTCCAAGCTCCAGCAGTACGGCTCCAAGTCCTGCAATACCTTTTACGATGGTGTCCGTTTCCATGCCGCCGATCTTCTGAATCGCATTGGCGAACATGTTAATCGAGACAGCCAGCAGGATCAATCCAGCGCCCTTGAATACGCCAAGATTGGCCTTCTTTGTAAGGGCAAGGAACACGGCCAGCTCAAGTAAGACGGCACCGAGGCCAGCAATACCTTTGACAATCGTTCCGGTTTCAAGGTTGCCGATTTTCTTAATGGCGTTAGCAAACAGATTCAGGGACGTGGCAAGAAGAATCAGCCCAGCACCCTTGAAAAGACCCATTTTGACCTTTTTGGTCAAACCAAGGAACACGGCCAACTCCAGCAGCACAGCGCCGAGTCCGGTAATACCCTTGGTGATGGTTTTCGTATCCATCCCGCCGAGCTTGGCCACCACATCTGCGAAAATTTTTAGCGAAGCGGCGAGAAGGACCAGTCCGGCGCCTTTGAACAGTCCCATTTTGGCTTTCCTGGTCAACGCCATGAAAATTGTCAGCTCCAGCAGCACAGCGCCGAGACCGGCAATGCCCTTGACCAGCGTTTCACCGTCCAGTTTGCCGATGCGTTCAATGACGCTGGCAAAGACGAGCATGGCAGAGCCGAGAAGCATTAGCCCTGTACTGGCGGCCGCCAGCCCCGCCGCATTCTTTAGCTTGATTTTGCTGAGGATGAAGGCAAAGGCCGTAATCGCCGTCAGCATGATACCCATGGTGAGCACCGCGTCTCCAAGCCGATCAGGATCGATCTTGGCAACGATATACAGCGCACCGGCAATCAGGGCGAGGGAAGCTGCAATATTGAGGACAGATTTTGTGATGTCTTTCTTGGATTTGAAGGAACCAAGCGTGTCAGCGATCCCATCGGAAATACCTTCGATTCCACCGCAGATCGACTCTTTAATGTCGGTAAGACTCTTGATAAAATTCCGAATTTTCAGAAGAACACCGCCGCCAAGCAGCGCGCCAAGAATCACCGCAATATCCGCGCCATCCATATTGGTCGCGAAATTCTTAACGCTCTCACCAATGCTGGAAAAGAAGGTTTTGATACTCTTGAGAATATCGTTGCCGTCAAAGAATTTGCTGATCTTTTCCCCGATTCCGGAAAAATGATTGAACCAGTCCTTGATTTTCTCGGTAATCCCATCCGGACCGTTGCTGAACAGTTCTTCCGTAGCACGAATGAAGTCTTTCACCGCGTCAACCATCTTCTTGATGAAGTTGGTGACCTTTTCGACTGCGTTCTGCACACCACCGGTCTCTTTCAGGCGCTGATTAAATTCCGTGATCTTGTCGGCGCCCTTGGCGATAAGCTCAATCAGATCGCCGGCATAGGGAGAAATGTAGCCGAAGGCCTCTTTGGCAACCTGCCATACGCCGCCGATCACCTGACGAACAATATCCAGCCCATTCGCCATACCGGCAACGATACGGCGAATCTTGTCCATCTGCTCTTCGTTTTCCGTGAAAGCCTTTACGCGATCGGTCAGTTCGCGGAAGCCTCTGGTCATGTTGAAAAGCTGCTCGCTTGTCTTGGGCGGAAACACTTTCTGGAATTCGGTGCGGACGGCATTAACAACATTCTGGATACCATACACGATGTTCCAGAAGCTCTGAATCAGCTCGTCGCGGCCGCCAAGATCCTTCCAGCCTTTTACGATCTCGTTTCTTGCGGTAGCGGATTCATCAATAATCTTCCCGAAGAAATCGCTCATGCTGGTCAGCAGCGCTTTTGCTTCCTCGAAATCGCCGATGATATATTCCCACGTCTGCGTCCAGCCGCTCTGCGCTGCTTCCTTTAGCGTATCAAAAAGCTGCGTAAAGGTTTTCACCTTGGTGGCGGCCTCAGTCGCGTCCTTTGCCAGCTGGAGAATCTCATCAGCTTCTTCTGACGTATAGCCTTGCGCGAGTAGCTCACTCTTTTTCATCTCCATGGCCTTGAGCACGCCCTCTTCCATATTGGCAGACGTGTAGCCCATGTCTTTGGCGATTTGCTCGAAGTCCCAGGAGAATTGTTCGAGTGTCGCTGTCAGGATATCGCTTGTCAGCCAGCCTTTGGACAAGCTGTCGCGGAAAGAGCCTTCCTCTGCGATCACTTCGTCTACGGTGCGCTGGACTGTTTTCTTTACCTTTTTTCCAGCCTTATCCGTTTCCGTAACGGTGTATTCCACCGTTTTGCCCATTGCTTTAGCCGTGCGCTGAAGAGCCTTCTGAAACACTTCGCCGCCCATACCCGCATTGACCACGGAATTCCAGTCCATCAGCCTCACCGTGCCAGTTGAAATCGCCTGAGAAAGCTGATACATGGCACGGCTGGCCTGCTCGCTGGTCGAGCCAGATACGGCAGCCAGGTTTGCAATACCCTGAATGGATTGCACAGCTGTGTCCAATTCAACACCGGCAGCGGTAAATGTGCCGATGTTCCGGGTCATTTCCGTGAAATTGTAGATCGTCTTGTCTGCGTAATGGTTCAACTGGTCAAGACGGTCGTTGACAATCGCAAGTCGCTCGGAATCACTCAGGCCCTGCTTGGTCATCGCATCACGAGTGTTGGATAGAATGGTCTGAATCGCGTTGATCTGCGTCTCGTACTCCTGCATACCAGTCTGCACGGGATCGATGGTCAGCGCTTTAATAAAATTCTGTACGGGAACAATCGCGTTCAGCGCGGCGTCGCCAATTCGGTTGTATACGTTCTGCACCAGGTTCCCCATGAAAGAGAACCTGTCGGCAACGGATTGTGCGGCGTCGGACAATCTGCTCAGGTCGATTTTACTGGCGGCCTTGTCGATCGCTTCGAGTCCCTTTGCCGATTTTTCTAAGTCAAGCCCCTTTTTCAGATCATCAAGCGACTTAACGCTTTCCTGAATGCCGTTCTCAAACTGTTTGTTATCAAACTGCATCTCAACAACGCGCTTATCGACATTGTTGCTCACGATGACATGACCTCCCTCCAGGCGGCGTCAGCGAGTTGCTCAAAGACCGGACGCAGCGCGGGGTTGATATAATCAATCCCTTTCACATAGCCGCCCGTGCCGGTGCCGTGCCCGTATTGGAGAATCACGGCAATGTTTACGCCTTTGTTGATGTGAGAATTTGTCCAAAAAATAGAATAGCCACCGCTGGTCTGAACAATCTCATAACCCCATGCGGCGGCTGTTTCTCCGGAATCGACCGGAGTTGCGGAGGCAAGAGCCGTGACTCCGGCCTGACCATACGTTTCCAAAATCTCTCGCTTCACGGCCTTTGGCGCCTGTGCGAAGAATCTTTCCGTATTCCGGAAATTGCCTTTATGTTTGACCTTAATCACAGCTCTCTTTTCACCTCCTTTTCTATCCTTTGCTGTTCAGCCGTGCGCGGCGCGCCTTGTTCATGGCTGTTCTCTGTTCCATCATTTCACGCCGGCTTTGCTTCTTCTTGGGAGCATTTTTGGCGTTGCATACGCGAATCAGGGTCAGCAATGTATTCAGGTGCCACTTGCGGCATTTCCAGGGGATATTAAGCGAAATCATCCAATAGTAAATGACTTCGGATGTGATGACCTCCCGGTGGGGAGATCCTTGCTTATCTTTATCGCTGAACCATGTCGCCGTCATGGGCGCTTCGATATAGTTGTTGATCTTGTCCATCACTTCGGCGGTGATGCCGTTATAAACGGCGGGATCAACATGCTGCGTAAGCGTCATACAGCGGATGTAATCAGCGCATTCTTCTGCGGTTTTGGGTTCCTTGCCCAGAAACGGCTTGCACCATTTCTGCTCCCAGCGATGAATGGAAACCAGCGAATGCTCCAGCTGCAAGGTCGTTTCCTTGGTGCAACCGAAGCTGTTGGTTTTCTCATCGAACCATTCATACCCCGGTATCGTAACTTGCAGCATTCGGGCCACGTCCTTACTTTACAACTGCAAGATCAGCGGGGTTGGAGCCTTCCTTCATGGCGTTCGCCTGAGCGAGTGCGTCCTGAGGCAGAATACCGTTGATAAACAGCGTGCACTTGTCTGGGTCAAGCAGCTCAAGGAACAGCTCGTCATAAGCCCCCGTCTGGCTGAAGCGGCGGGACTTCTCTTCGCTCTTCTCGAAATACTTGCCATCGAGCGACTTCTCACCATAGGCCTTCAGGATAATGTCCTTGAAGGTTTTGGTGATGCGCTCCATATCCTGCTCGGCCACCAGACGCTGAATCAGCTTGGTCATGCCGCCGTTAATGCCCATTTCCATCTCCAGCACTTCCGACTTGGAAAGGTTGAAAAAGAAATCCTCGGTGCGCTGGTTGCCGTCATAGTCGGTATAGGTAATCGTCTTTTTAAGCATTTTTCATTTCTCCTTTCAAATAAAAGCGGGTGGCGTCCCCTCCAACGTCACCCAATGGTGTATCCCTCCGGAATTACAGATCCGGCTCAACCCATTTTGTTTCCTGAGATCAATCCGTGACAGCCTGAAGAGCGGTCAGAATCTCACTCGGGGTAGGCAGCTTGGAAGCGGCGGTGGTGCTGCCGTACAGCAGGTCCTCCAGCGCCTTCATCTGGTTGACGGTCAGCTTGGTGGAGTCAAACTCCAGCTTCGCCGTTGGCTTATAACCGGTCATCGGCACAGGCGTGCCTTCGGTATCCCAGCTCCAGGGATTGGCTTCCGGAGAATCATTCACCGTGTCGTGAGACTTCTCGGTGGGCGATGCGCTCAGGCCGTAAGCCACATGAATCTTGTAGCCCAGCTTATCGGTATTGGCGTTGCCAATCTCGGTACGCCAGGAAAGACCGAACTTCTTGCGGGCCTGCTGGCCGACATACATGCCGGGAAGAGGCTCGGCAGAACCGTCGCATTCGGCGAATTCATCAGGATAGGTGTAGGCCTCGATGCTGGCGTGATACTCTTCAGCACCGCGAATACCGGCGTAGTAGATGCCGTCGGCATACATCTTGTTAATGTCCGCGCCTTCCGGCTGGTCGGTGACGTTGGTCAGACCATTCCAGGACTTACCGGCGTCATAGGTGCCGTCGTCCTTCATGGGAAACAGAACGCCCTGAGATACGCCATATTCATACTTGCGATTTTCGGCCTCATCCCAGGTCAAACGAGCGTTGTTAGGCATAGTGGAATCCTCCTTTTAATTAGTAGTAGAGAGTAAAAACATCATGGTACAGATTGTCGGACACGAATTGCCTGTCATGAACGCACATCGGAAACTCGGCAATCCGTCCCGGAATCGGGGATTCAGGATCCTGATCGATCACAGTAACCGAATAGCGATTACTATGACAAAAAGGCTTGTTATTGGCAAACAGCGTGCCAATCTTTTCCCGCTCATAGACAATACACGGATAGGACAGCTGATACCCTGACGGCGGCTGGAAATAGACGTGTCTGGAACCAACCGCAGCTACAAGCAGTTCATGCAAATCAACCCGTCGGCCCATTGTAAACGCCCCCAATCGTCAAGATAAGACGGGGGCTCTGGACTTCCACATTCGTGACTTTCCAAAAAGCCCCCATCCATTCCACATAACGAATGGCAAAGAAGTGTTGATAGGCATACGGGTCGGCAATGATACTCAAACTGTTATTCACAGAAATGTTATCGTTGATCGTTTCGCCAGATTCGAGTCTCCGTGCCTTCCGGAGCACATCCCCTGCGTAGTTTCGCTCGGTGATGATTTCCTGAAAGACGCCAGGTCTCGTTTCCTTTGTTTCAGCATACCCGATAGGACCGTAAAACTTTGCCATTTTGACCTCTCATCAGGTATTGTCGCCGGCATTCTGCGACGGCGTGGTCACGTCCTTCTCCAGCGCGATGGCGGAGAACGGACGGGTCAGAGCGCCGGAGCTGCGCGTCTCCAGCAGGCTGACCTCCTGGTTGAAGTTGATGTCAAAGTCGGTGAAGTGGGTAATTTCGCCGCCATTGGTGGCGCCAAGGCTGTAGTCGGCAAAGTTCACCATCAGGCCCAGCAGCTCGAAGGTCTTCTCGGTCTGATTCACGGTGGCGGTACGGGTCTTGCCCGCAAACTGCTCGGCGGTGACGATCTCGTTCACGTTCAGCGCAGCCTTCAGCTCGTTGACGTTGTCGTAGATTCGACGGCCGTTCAGGTCGCGCGCCAGCAGCATCACGTTCACCAGATGCGGAGTGCACAGGAAGTCCGGGTTGCCGGAGCCCTTCCACTTTTCACGGGCATACAGCAGGCTCTGAATAACCGCCTCGGCATACACGTAATTCTCGCCAAAGTTGGCAGTGGAATTGGTGCCGGTCAGTTCAGTGCGCATCGCGTTGATGTCCACGGTCTTATGAATACAGTACAGCTCATCATCCAGCCAGATCGGGCGGATCTTCGTCGGATCAATCGCATTGTCGCCGCTGCGGCCGTCGCCGATGGTGATCTGGCGGGCCAGCTCCTCGTTCAGGTTCATGCGATCCAGGCCGTACATATACTGCACCACGTCGAAATCGGTGATATCGATGATATCGTCACGATCCAGCTTGGAGCGGATGTACACGGTAACGGGATCGGTGGTGCGGCTCAACAGCGTGATCGCGCCAGCGTCAGTCTTCTGAGAGCCCTTGGTGTAGCCCTTGGCACGGCGAGCGGAAATGTCACGAACGTCGGCCTGGCGGGTGCGGATGCGGCTGATGGGGCTCTTATGCACTCTGGTCAGCACTTTGCCGATCCAGCCCTGATCAGTGGTCAGCAGTTCCGGAGCACCGGGCTTCACGTCCTTGTATTCCGGGAACAGCTGAGAGATGTTGGTGATGTTCGAAGCCGCGGCATGGGCCAGCTCGTCCTTCTTGTTTTCGGTCACATAGGCTTCCATAGCCGCCTTCAGAGAGCCGCCGCCGTAGGCTTTCGCCATCTCGATGATCTTCTCACCGTCGGCGTGGGACAGGAAGGCGTCCTTGTTTTCGGTTTCCTGGTCGAAGACATTGCGCTTCATTTCGTTTTCCTCCTCTTCCATTTCGGAATTGTGTTTGACGTCGGAATCCTTATCGGATTCTTCAGCAGTGCCATCGTCGGAATTGATGATGGTATCGATGATATAGGCAACGGCATCCTTCTGCTTCTCGGTCAGCGTGTTGAGAATGTCCTGCATGGTTTCCTTATCATCTTCGGGTTTTTCGGGCGTGTGTTTCGCCTCGCCCTGCTTTTCAGCGTTGTCATCGGCATGTTCAATTTCAGCGAACAATTCGATTTCCTCACCGGTGTAAAGAATGCCCTGTTCATGATCCACAGTCGTAGTGCCGTCGGCATGAACGACCACAGAATCAATGAACGCGCCGGGATTGGCGCCGGCATACACCAGGCTGACCTCGCGGATCATACCGTGCAGCACGGTTTTGGCCTGCTCCTTCAGCTGATTGGCATAGATGGAGAGGGCGTTGATGTCACCATGAAGCACCAGCTTCCGGGCGTTCTTGCCGTTCTCCGTATCATTGAAATAGCATTCAACACGCATACTGCCGTTCTGGCTGTGCAGAATGCCATATCCAAGAACGCTGTCAGGCGTAGCGTGATTATGGTTCCAAACAATCGGAACCTTCGCGCCATCCTGATGAGCAAAAGCGTCCTTGGCGATCAGGCGACCGTCGGAACAACGCATGTCCGCTTTTGTCGCCCAACCGGCAAAGTCATACTTTTTATCCATTTTGACCTGTCTCCTCATTATTGTTGGTTTCATCCGCTCCAGCATTGGTCGGGATCAGCTGCCTTGCATTAGAGGAATCGCTCAGATTCTTGTTCCGCAGCACATCTGCGTTCGGATCACTGCTCGGCTTCACCCCGATCACCTGGCGGATCTCGTTTGAGGTCATAATCTCATTGCGGGTGAACTTATCGGCAATTTCTGCAATGTCGTTTACCGGCACCAGCTTAAACGGGTCGCGGAAATAGGCGATCGTCTGCTTCTGGGAACGAGCGGTAGGCGTAAGAAACTTGCGCTTCATTTCATCAGCAATAGCAGACAGAATAGGCTCAATGGTGCGGTTATAGTAATTGAGCATTGTCTTTTCGTCGGCAGTCCCATCCAGTATGGATTGTGTGATGCCAAGCTGGCTGAAGAACATGGAGGTCAAGTATTCAATCTGTTTCATCAGATTGTTTTCAACAGGGCGGTTAAGCTGTGTGATGCGCTCCGTTCCGTCCGTATATGCAATGCCGTATTTACCCTCGGATAGCTGCTTCTCGATATCCCTGCGGCGTTTTTCCGCCTGCACACGCCTGGCCTCAGTCTTGATGATGTAGGGGAGCTGAATGACCAGATCGAGCTTTCCGCTGCTGGTCTGTTCGTCCACCACATCCAAAAGGGTCAGTTTTCGAACCAAGCGCTGATAAATCGAGTTCGGCTCGTTCATCACCGAGTACATCGGATTCTCGATAAGCGGAACAGTCGATTTTGGGATGATAATCTGCTGGCGCTGACCTTCCTGTTCGTTATAGACCTCCACCTTCACATGGCGCGGATACCATTCCAGAATCTTGCCGGTACGCAGCGTGTATACCTTAAAATTTCCGGAATCCTCAGGCTCGTCATCTGCGTCAGTAGGGACAGCCGCAACACATCCTTCATCGAGCATGCTCGCCACGAGATCCTGAATAAAGGCTCGACCCGTCTGATCCAGATTGGCCTCAACGGATAAGCAGTTGTTAAGCCCGGAATCGATCGTCTCTTTGTAACGATCATTTTCATCCAGACGAATATGCTTCAGATTCACAGCGGCCACGTCCATCGCAATGCGGTTATACACCGCAGTAACGATAGAGCGCTCATTACCGCGTGTATAGCGCATCCGGTCAGGCCGATACCCGTAGGAAGGACCGATGTTCCAATTTACCTGCGTGGGGTCTTTGTTCTTGAAGATATTCCAGGCATGTTTGAGCCTGTCCATCAAAGCCATTTCAGTTTTCCTCCTATATCTTGAATTCGAAAATGAGCATAAAAAAAGACCGCGGACATCACGTCCACGGCCGCCGAACAGGCTGCGGTTAGATTTTGGTCAACCGATCCTCTGTGCAGTCATACAGAGGGTAATCCCCATTGTATGCTTCGGGGTCGTTTACATAGCCCCGTTTATCGCTCTGCACAGTATATACCTGCTTCCCGTCATCATCGGTATAAATATCAACGATACTTCCGTTGACGCCTTTACCGTCAATGCGGACCTTGTCAAATAACGCGAAGGCCATATCAATCCTCCTCCAACCGCCGATCAATATACGCGGTTACAAACCGCGAACTCGATTCCGGCCCATCTTTCTGCCAGACGGTTCTGAACAGTCTTTGCGCCGTAACGCCAAGCGACATGGGAATGCTGTACTTTTCTCGGGTCTTTCCGATTGATACAGTATCGCACTTCTTTGAAAGATCGAAACCCTTCTCAATATCGCGAAACAGTCTGTCAGCATCCGTTGTTTTATATCCAACGCTGAAAAACTCGTCGGCGTGATCAGTTCCGGCCTTCAGGCACCATTCTGTGAACTTGTTCTGCTTGACTGTGAACCCTTTCGAGCTTTGGTAAACGCCGTCTACTATTTTAACAGCTTCTTCAGCATTTGCAACCGCAGAATTGGTTACATGCCCAAGTTGTTCAGGCGTTCGGCGCACACCCCACCTCATTCCCTTCACGCCGTGATGAATAAGAACACCGCCCAAATAGCTTTCGTAAATCATGCTTTAGTCGAACGCCTCCCTGTTGATTTTGTATGCAACATAGGCGTCAAGCATAGCGGCCACAGCGTCGATTTTCTGTTCGTAGCGCTTCTTGAGCAGCTTGCGATTGCCGTTATTATCTTCAACGGCAATACAATTCCCCATTGCAAAAGTCATCAGCACCTCGTCGAAGATCAACATCCTTTCTTCAGACAGTTTCTTCAGCTCACCAAGCGGCACGGATTCTGTTCGCGCACCCTGAATAACTTTTTCAATGCCGAAAGGGCCGTTTTCAGATTCCCAACGCGCAACAAAATCCTTCGCATTGTAAGGGTCGTACCCAAAGCAGCGCACATCATATTCCATCTCGGTAATGTGCGCATCCAGATCGTCATAGACCTGCATCATATCCAGCACGGTGCAGTCCATCACAACCAGGCTTCCTTCACGGATAAATTCCTCGTATTTAGAGTGCATGGCCGCAGGAAGTTTATCAAAGGTAAGCTGAGAAATGTAGTTTCGCGTCTTCACACCAAAGCTGCCGTTAGACAGCGGGAACAGAAAAGTGAACGCACAAAAGTCGTCGCCCTGAGAAAGATCGCCGCCCAAAGCGCATGGCATCTTCCAGAAATCGTGATGCCCCTCATGAACCTGAATCTCTTCATAAGAGAAGAAATACGTTTGGCCTTCCATAGGAAGCCCGAAACGCTTGGCAAGCGTATCATTGCGTTCATGAGGCGATTTTTCAATATTATCGACGTCGCGCTGATAGGTTTCATAGCTGACGGTCTTTCCGAGGTTTGGATTGGCCTTCAGCCACATTTCGGGTTTTCCGACTTCATCAATCGAATCGAGCTTATAATACCAGATGCTCACCCAAGGTTGATCCAACTCCCCGCGCAGAATCTTCATCAGCTGCATCTTAATCGTATCGCCGATCGCATTGCGAACGGTGCCCTCGGAGCTGATGGCGACAATGAGATAGTCGTCAATTTTGGAAGATCCCTGTTCAATAGCGCCTACAACATTCTCTCGAACATCGCAGGAAAGCCATTCGTCGATGGTCGCAATCTTTGTTCGCATGGATTGCAGTTTATCAATGGACATAGGAACGGTTTCAATCCGGCTGCCTGTCAGGAAATTCTCGATGCCTTTTTTGGTGCTGGCGAGCTTAACCCGATTGGCGCGGGAACCCGTGGTGTTCTGTAAACTGCCTTCGGTCAGGAACTTAAAAAGTGGCCCTCTGGCGCGGGTGATGGATGTACGAATAGGTGAAAGGGTTTCGTCAGCCTGGCGCATCGTGTAGGCCGTAGCGATCTGGTGGGTCGTGCTGGTATCGATGTTGAGGAAGTAACTCTGAATGCAGCTGGCATACATCGTCTTTGCAGCGCCTCTGGCAATAATCAGATACTGTTTATTGCACAGGCGTTTCTTGACGAGTTTTCGTCTATACTGCATTCGTCCGTCTTCCATGGTGACGGGAACTTTTTGCTCAACAAAGTAATACCAGCCAAAGATGTCTTCTGCCCAGAGCTTGAAACTGTCCAGCAGATGTAAATCAGATCCGTCCGTCAGCGTCAGTTCTTCCTCACAATAAGCGATAAAACCCTCGACGACTTTATCGTCGTAATAATACATGGGATCGGCGATCAGCGCGTCGATCCGATTCATCTGAAGCTCAATCTCCTGATTGATAGGGATAAGCCCCTGCACTACGGCATCTCGAAACATGCCGTAATATTTGGGGACGGCAGTATTCGATAACGCCATGAATCACCGCTCCTTTAGGTTTTGTTAAACCAGCCGGAAATGGTATTCCAGTTATTTCGGAGGGTAATTGCCGTGGAAGAGACAGCCGCGACAGTACCTGCAACCTTGATAGAGGCATTCAGAATCTGCCTGCCCCGCGCAACGCGGGTCGGGTTCAGCTTGGAATACTGCTGCTCCATGTTCAAGCGGTTCAGACGGCTGCGAAGCTCAGCATCGCTCATCTTCTTCACACTCTTAGAATCATGAGCTTTCTTGTAATCTTCATGGGAATCATCCGTCTTGGTCTGCTTGCTCTTGGGGCTGTGACCAAGCTGCTCGGGCGTATGGCGAACGCCCCATTTCATTCCCTTTACGCCATGATGCCAAATCTCTTCGGCCATAGTAGGTCTCTCCTTTCTTCCAAACATAAAAAGACCGACCTGCCAAACGACAAGTCGGTCCAAGTCTATAAATTGTGTTTACGGAGCCCAGTCCGCTTCAGGAACCATTTTGACGGAAACGGTGCCCTGGTCGATGACGAGCACCATGCCATCTTCGAGCGTCAGCTGCAAGGTCTCTCCAACGGCAAGCAGCGTCTCATGTTGGCCGCCGTCATGCGCTTCCTTGTGCGTCATGTCCTCATAAAGGTGACACATAAAGTAAGTCTTGGTCGTCATGGTCAACAGATAGCGTCCAGCCTTAATGTCCTTACCAACGATGTAGATTCCTTGGTAAAGACCGTTCGCATCAAGTTCGCAATCAAACTTTTCCTGAATGGCGCTGTCCAACTCCGCGTGGAGCTTGAGCAAAGCCGCAAGATCCATGCTGCTTAAATCAACCTCTTCGGCCAAAGCAGGAATGGACAAGCAGAGCAGGGCGAGTACGAGAGCAATGAATTTCTTCATGGAATCATTTCCTCCTAAAGATTGTTTTCAGTAGAAACCCAAGTATTCGAAAGGGTAGTGTTACCAACCACCATACAGCTCGAAAAGGAAAGATAAGCAGCTTCACAAACAGATAGTCTGAATAGCTATCGTATGTCCGCGATGTTCTGAAGATCTTCCCGCTTCTTGACCGATGCGTATGTGTCACACGAACCCCCACCGCCAATACCTCCACCTTAACAATCTGCGGGTATATCTTTGTGTATTATAACATATACCCCCCCCCGCAAATTAAATTTGTGTTACGAATTATTACAGAATAGTTAATTCTTAGACTTGTCTCTCTCGGCGGCTACATTGATCCGCCATTCATACTGGCTGACCTGCCGTTCCATCGCCTCCAGCACCGCTCCCGCAGTCGGAGGATCAAAGATGAGCTTGACCTTGAGATAGACATAGGTGGGAACGAGATTGAGAAGTTTATCGTCGCTGATGAAATCGCTCCACCTAGCAGTCTTATCCTGAATCATGAACCCATTAGCCGGGCCAACGCCAAGTTCAGTCAGCGTAGCCAAAACGGAGTTGATGTGCATGATAATCTCAGGATCGAAATGCTCATAGTCCTCTTCGGGACCGAGCGCTTTCTTTACCGAAGTAAGAATGCTGTCATCCATGCCTACTCCTTTCTGCGATACGCCGCAAGAGCACGCTGATAGTCCTCGGTATCGGCATAACCGCAGGAATGAAATTCCGGACAGAAGCCACGATAGATGCATTCCGGCACCATCACAGAGCTGAGCACCGGATCAACCTGCGCGACCCTCTCTTTGACTTCCTTCCAGGCCGCCCTGGTCTCAGGAGAAGCCTGACTGCAAAGACGCCGACGGCTGATAAAGATCAGCGCCTGGGCATTGGCCTCGCACTCATGCTGAACCGGAGTGTCCTGCGAACTCTTGTCACGGTTCACGCCGGTTCGATCGGAACGCTGAGTAGACACCCAATGCTCAATACCGAATTTATGGCGAACGAAGTGAACCGATACCCAGCTCTTCAGATTTTCCCAGCGCCAGGAGAATCGGATTCTCCGAATCGGACTGTGCTCGGCAAGGAGGATCGTCTTCTTCCAACCCGTAGTCGGATAAGAGCCGCTCCCATCTTTGCTGATGGTCGTCCGCGCAGAACGTTTTACGTTCGCCCAGTTGTCAATGTATTCGACCCACTTAATCATCATCACATCCTCCTTTCCGAATGCTTCCATGGGCATGTATCAAAGAGCGTTCTCTCTACCGGTTCCATCACCAGTAAAGATGAATCGCCATAGTGGATGGCATTATGCGTATTGTGCGTCGTGCAGATCAGAAACTCAGGATTGGTCAGATATTCGGTCGCCTCTCTGATGTCGCGAACTTCAATCGGATTCATGTGGTGGATGTAAATTCTCTCATGAATATCGTATCCATCGCAAGCCAGATCACGGCCGAGATCTCTGGTAATCACATAATCCCGGATTGGTCCCCACTCATAGGAGTGGTAGAATTTCTGATTCAAATAACGCTCAAATCCAAACGTCTCCTTGCCCACCTGTCCATTCAGTTGCAGGTACTTGAAGCGATCCAAAAATGTGGGAAGCGTAATCAGCTCCGAATATGTTCTAATACTCATCAACAAATTCATCCTCATCATCATGACCGCTATACCGCTGCATCGCCTTAAGCGCATTAGAATATAGCTCTTCGATTCTCGCCTGAGACTGAATCTGTTGACGCTTTGCTTCCTTGAGCTCTAACTCCTTCTCGGCGAGCCTTCTCTCGACTTGCTCTTTAGCAGTCGCAAGCCTGAGAAAATGCGTAGTCTCCTGAGAAGATGCGGTGCCGTTGCGCAGTCGCTGCTCCACAAGATCCATTGCAAGGGAAATCATCTGCCCCTCGCGCGCCTCAGGAGTCAGGGCCGGACGCATCTTTGGCAGATCCACGGAAGATTCTGCCACTTTTTGTCGTCTTCCCATGACATAACCCTCCGTTTCAAAGACTATTGCGGTGCTAAAAAGAACATGCGAGGATGGTTCACCCATTGTCGAAAGGAGAAAAATGAAGGAAACCCAAAGAACAGATGGAGGACCGCCATAAAGAAGCTTCCAAACCCCGTATGCTCGTCTTAGCACCGCAACAACAACCCGCCGCAGAAGAAAAAACACCCTCGAAAAACTCCCGCCGGAGAAAAACTAAGGAGCTTGCCGATGCGGGGAGGGGGTGTGTTTTTAAGACCCCCTCCCTATGTCTTTCAGCTTACAGATGCCTTCTGTTTTCGGTTGTTCTTATATATTTTTCTGTAAATGTTCATGAAATCATACTTGATGATCTCATCGATCGCCGCCTCAATGGTCCTACTGTATTCCTCATCTGAAAATTCGTCGCTGGTTTTCGCAATTCGGCCCAGGTAATCACATGTATTGTATCCTTTTTCGGTGTCGAAATGGAACCAGTTATCGAATTGAGTGAACGGATTGTAGGGATTATCAAAGGTTGTCAGCATGCAAGACTCGTTTGCCATGTCGTTCACTCCTTTCAATTATTGTATTTCGACACTGTCGAAGCTGAGATTCCAAGCGCGCTCGCGATTTCGGAGTTCGTGTAGCCAGAAGCGCGCATCGCTTTGATTCTCGCCTGTTTTCCGCTCGAAAGCGTGGTCGTTGCTCGTGGTGTCGCATAAGACCGCACCTGATCGATGTCCGCAAACCGCAGAATCTGTGATAGGGTGGACTCAGAAAACGCTCCAGCCTGGATGGCCTGCCAACCGCGTTCCGTAATTTCGATTGGATGCCGCTGCGCTCCGTATCGGGTGCGTGCACGGCTCAGTGCAAGCTGTCCCTGCTTCTTGACTTCTTTCTGTGTCATGTCAGGGTTGGCCCGTTTCATGGCTTTCACTTCGCTGTTGGCCGCCAACTGCGCCTGCCGCTCGCGAGGAGCATTCTTCAAGGCGATATTCAGCTGATGCATCATGCGATCAACTTCATCGCGATACGTTTCCTTGGCCGTCGCACTGTACTTGATCCGCCCAGCAGTCACCATTTCCTTGCGGGCCTGGTTCGCCAAAGCCTTCATGCGGTTCGCATAGGTGGCGTATGCTTCCTCTTGGGGGGTCCCAGAGGATAGCTTTCGGGCGTCCTTCACTTCCGCCATCTGGGTCGAGTCCTGCGTCCGCAGTTTCTTCTTCCCATGCTTGTCGGTGTATTCTTCCAGGACTTCCTTATATTGAAGCTCCCCGGTATGGGGGTCAATTTTCGGCGAACCCTTGCGCTTCAACACAGCTTCCGGCGATTTGGCGCGGCTGATTAACGTGGACGCCCCGTAATGTATCTCCCCATCCTCATCGGGGTGGGCCTGATACTTCTTTTTCAAGGCAGGGATTCCGTTATCAATCTCGCTCGCCTTCCAGTCCAGCTTATGCTTCTCCGCATCGATGACTACCATGGAGTGGCGCACGGCGCGGGCCAGTTCATCCTGACTGGCGCCTTTCAGCGTCATGTCCGTAATCAGGTTGGATACCTTACCCATCTCCATCTGGGTAGCACTCTTTGTCATCCGCTTAAACTCATGGCCATCGCGATAGTAGTGTTCCTTGCCGTCGGCGTCGGTTTCCACTCTCGAATAGCCATAGCTCATCTTGGGGTCGAATCCTTCCAAACCTTTAAGCGGTGGTGTCGAAGTGATCTTCACCTTGCTTCCGCTCGAATTGCACGGAATGACCATCACCGTATCGCCGTCAAAGTCAGCGCCCGACAGCCGAGCGGCGACGTTGGCATTGATGCCGATCGCGTCCTGCGCATCTGGTCCCAGAATCCTGCGTCCTTCCGGCTGCTTGTTATTCACCGTCAGAATCGGAATCTCAAAGGTTCCACCATGGGGATACCGAATCAGGGCAACTGTCTCGCCGTCGTGATAATTGGGGGCGTAAACTTCATTGTCCTTCATCGTTGTGATGGGCAGGATTACCTGATACTTTTGCCTCGGCAGGGCAGCGGCCTGCAAATGCACAGCCGCCGAATCGCAGTCATTGGCGAAGGTTTCCAGCAGCTGCTTCTTTACCGTGGGATTGGTAAGCGAACAAATCTCATCAAACTCGGCCTGCTTGTCCGCAGCGGCCAGGTTCAGCTGTTTGTTAATCAGCTGCATACTCTGCTTGCTCAGGAACTGGCTCGGCAACGCATCTGCCCATTCGCCCCAATCGCCTTCGGCTCTCGTTTTGTTGATGAGCCCCAGCTGTGCTACTCCGTTCTCATCCACATAGTGGTACTGGCCGCCTTCTTCCTTGATAAGCGCACCGAACGGGTTATTCGGATCATCGGTCTTGGCTTTCTTCAGCACATCCTGACCGGGCGTTTTGTTGGTATTAAATATCACGTCTACGCCGTCAGGCATGTCGTCGCTGTAGAAGGCCATTCCCTTCATGTACTTGTCTCCGTCCACCAGAATACGTACCTGCGCATAGTGGCTGTCGCCCAGATCCAGATCATCTACGCCTCGGCGAATCTCGATGGTGCCGTCTTTCTCGATGCCCGTGTGCCCATCAGGCGCAATATCATCCCGATAACGAATCGTCAAACGGTCGGAATCCATTGACGCCGGGTATTCAAACCCTTTCTCAAAACGTTCCTCGCCGTTTTCGTCCACACGCATCTTGTAGTCGGTAATAGTATGGACATTCTCAAAGTCGTAGATCTCCTTATGCTCGGTACCGGGCGGGCAGAGAACCTTAATATTCGTCTGCTTGCCGGGGTTCGTAACCTGCGGAACGCCTCCGCCGTACACCGCATAGCCCTCATCCTGAAGGATTTGCAGCGCCTGATTGAGTTTTTCCCGGCTGATGCCGAGTTCCCGTTCCACGCCGGTGCCGACGTCGATCATGCCTTTTTCTTTAATTTGTTGACGCAGAAAATCGGCGGTATTCTGAGCAGCGTTGGTTCTCGCGGCGCTGCGCTCATTGAGCAGCGAACGCAAGGTTGACTCGTTGATGCCCATCTCCCGGGCAACCTCGGCCTGACTTTTCCCATCGGCCAGCATCGAGCGGGCGCGGGCGATCTGGTCGCTCCTGCGCTGATTGATCGCATTGGAATAATGCGTTCTCAACTGCGTTGTGTTCTCCAGTCCCACGGCCTTGGCAATTTCGGCTTCGCTCATGCCCTGCTTGCGCAGATTCTGAACGCGGCTGATGAAATCCCCGCTGTGTTGGTAGGGATCATCTCCGGAACCCCATGGGTAGCGCCCGGAACGCCGGGGCATACCATAATGATACAACTCCGTCTTGGGATTGGTTTCTTCCCAAATATCCCGGTAGGCTCTGTGAAGCACTTCGCTGGCGCTGATCTGCCCATGGCGAAGTCCCTCAGAATACGCTACATCCCAAATTGCTCCGGGAACAAGCTCGATTTCAATGTCTTCCAGCTCGTCAAACACCTGCATGTGACGCAGTTCGTCATAAGCGTCTTCCGGCATTTCGCCGTTGATGTAATCCCAATTCAGGCTGCCGTCGCTGTGGAACATATCTTCCAGCACGCCCATCGTCGCAAGTTCATCGATTCTGTCGGGCTGACGCTGAGAATACAGTTCAAAAACACTATCAACGACTTTATATTCAAGCCCGTTCGGAGCCGTATAACGTCTCACGTCGTCCATTGTCAGCCCTCCTCTTCTTTGATTCGCTGAATCACCTTGTCAAAGGTGATGATCTTATCGATGATGGGTATGATCTCGTCTGCTTCGGGGTTGTGAAATATCACTTCGTCGTTCTGGTAAAGCCGCAGCTCCATCTGAATATCGCCGGGCTTCACCTTGTATTCCAGGCAGAACAATGCGGCGTATACCATCAGCTGCTCCATGTGCGCCAGCACCTTGCCAGTTTTCAGATCATGAATGCGTAGCATCCCGTTTCTGAAGGCGATAGCGTCCGCGGTGCCGTAGCAATTTTCAGAATAGTAGAGCACCTGCTCGCTCTGCATCTTGTAGCCAATGGCGTCGTTCACAAACATGTTCAGCGTCTTCTGACTTTTGGGCAATTTCTGTCCAAGCGTGATGCAGCGGCTGGCGAATTCATGCAGTTCGGTTCCCTTCAGGGTCGCCATAAAATTCTTGTAGCTGTCAGCCAGCTTATCGGTATCGTAATTGATCCAATGATACTTGCTAGCGCTCAGGAACGCATGGCTTCCCTCAAGGTCTGAATGCCTGTTCCAGTTCATGCAGAACTTCCTCCTTGTTCTCGGGAAATATAAATCTCGAAAAGGACATGTCGTTCATCCGTTTCACGTAATACTTTTGATTGGGCCGCCGATGCGCGTTCGCGTTTGCTTTGCACTCCAGCGTCGCCCAATGCTTTCCCCAGAGAACCAAAAGGTCCGGAATGCCCTGAATATGTCCAGAGTCCAGCTTCGTGACGATGCAGCCCTTGAACAGCGTCTTCAGTTCCCGAATCAACGCTCTCTGAAAGTCGCGTTCCAGTTTGCTCGCTTTCACAAAACCGCTCCCTTCATAGCATAAAGGAAGAGAGTAAGCGCATATTGTCTTCTCTCTTCATAAAAGGGCATGTTTTTCACGCGGACAAAAGAAAAGCCTGCGAAGCGAATTCGCAGGCGGTGGGGAAGGAATTACAGCATGGGATCTGTCGGGTCGATTAAATATAATGCGCAGTATTTCTTGCAGAAGGGGTAATTCTCGCAGCAATTTGTCAGGCAGTCCGCTCCTGGCGGATCCGCCCCGATATAGTCAAAATATACTGCGCGGCTCATCCGCTGTCCGCACTCTGGGCAATACCACAATCGCTCCTTCGGATTCCATTTCATTTCGGAAGAACAAATATCGCAAAGTACGCTTTCTCCATTTTCGTCATAGGCAGAGTTAGCCCACTCGTCTTTCATGTCCAGTCTATAAATCTTTTCATACTCGTCTCGGTCTCGCGTCATTCGGCCGCCTCCCTTCCAACCCTGACAAAGCTCATACCACTTCTATTTTATCACATTTTTACCGGGCAGGGGAGGGCTTGAAAATATAAGATTGGTCTTATCGCATCTTCCTCTCTTTTTATCGTTGCTGAGTCCTGAATCGTCCGTTTTGAGGCTTGTGGCCAAATGCCCACTTTTTCTCCTATACTCTCTATAATTATTTATTTTTTAACTTTTTATAGAAAGGTATGAAAAAAAGTGGGCAAATGGGCAGAAACGCTGTTTTTCGCCCCAAAACCCTCGAAAAGTGAACTTATGTGGCCTTATGTGAGGTTATTTCATCGATTTTTCTGCCCACTTTCATCCTGCAAAAGTGGGCAAAAGCCCACTTTTTCTGGCCACAGCCCACTTTTTTCTCAGAAGTTTTTCTTCAAAACCCAAACAAAAGTGGGCAAATGGCCATTTTTCAAAACAAAAGTGGGCAGAGATTTTCATACGTCCTCACTCGTCCTGTGCTGCGATTTCTCACTTTCAAAGCCGTCGGGATAGCGTGCTGCCAGCTTATCGAGATTCATCTGCATCACCTTTTCCAGCGAATATCCAAGTGCGTCCGCAACCAGCGCCAGATACCATATCACGTCGCCCAGCTCTTTCGCCAGATGTTCACGGTCCAGCGCATGGCCCTGAAACAGATGCTTCTTGAAAATATCAATCGCTTCGCCCGCCTCGCCGTTCAGGCCCATCAGCCCGTGCAAAATCCGCATCGAGTTATCATCGGCCTTCATCCAGGGCAGGGGACTCTCCGTGCGCAGCGCAGCCTTTTGGTACTTGTTAGGGGTCATCTTTATCATTCCTTTCTTTTTTTTTCATAACGTACAAAAGCTCTCCAAATCTGCTACCGTAATTACCCGGTCAATCCCGGCGTTTTTAATCATCCGCCTGCAAATCAGACAGGGGTGCACCTGATCTTGCGAAAGCCGCTCGCCCTTTTCAAATCCTGCCAAATATAACGTGCTTCCCATCATGTCCCGCCTGGAAGCGGACAGAATTGCGTTCTGCTCAGCGTGTACGGCCACACATTTTTCATACTGCTCTCCATGAGGAATACCGTTCGCCTCTCGAAAGCAGAAGCCCGTATCGCAGCAGTTTTTCTCGCCGCGGGCAGCACCGTTATAGCCGGTGGCAATGATCTCGTCATTTTTCACAATGACTGCGCCATATTGCCTGCGAATGCAGGTGCTCCGCCTGGCCACCATCGCCGCAATGTCCAGATAGTAAGCGTCCTTACTCGGCCTCTTGTTTTTCATAAAGCACCACGCATCCTTTCTCCAAGCTCTCAGGCACATTGATCAGTCGCTGGTTCGCGCTGCCGCGCCAGTCCAGCTCCATGCTCGCCATGTCCTGTTCGAACCTACCGTCCACCAATACGTCGATGCGCTTCAGGAGCTCCTTACGGTTGTCCTCCCACTCCCTGATCTGCTCAAAGGTGTAGCCCGTGTAGCACCATACGCTCAATCCCTTCGCCTTGGCAAACTGTGCCAGCTCCAGCGCCGCCATGGGTTGCAGAAACGGTTCGCCGCCGCTGAGCGTAATGCCGGAAAGCAGTGAGTCACTGACCATCAGTTTTTTAATGAATTCCGTATCCATTTTCTCACCGCCATACATTGGCCAGGAGCCTGGATTCTGACAGCCCTTGCAGTGGTGCAAACACCCCTGAAAAAATATTGCCAGCCGCACGCCCGGCCCATCCACATAGCTGTTCGCTTCAAGGCCGTAAACACGAAACATCATTATCTTTTTCTCCTTTCTTTTCCAAAAAGAAGAGGGCAAGCGTTCTCCGCAAGCCCTCAAATATCATTTTTCTCTGTTCGCCAGTATGTCGCAGGCGTTCTTACACGTCAGCACCAGCCAGTAACCGACGATGACGGACCACGCCGATCTGCCCAAAAACAACAAAACGGCCACCCCGGCCGCAATTAGCATCAGAAAATATACGCATAGCTGCGACGCTTTTTGCCAGAAGCTCATGCGCTTGCCTGCTCTTTCACAGGCTTTTCGCCATAGATGATCTTCTCATAAGCCTCAATCGCTTCCATGTAGTTGTCGTAATTCCCCTCGAATGCCCCGTTGATATGCAGCGTGTAATAGCCGCGAGGGTCGCGCTTGATTTCAGACTCCATGCTTCACCCTGTCCCTTTCTTCCGCCTGCTTGGCGTTGTTCCATCTGTCCAGCGTGCCCACCAGATAACCGGTAATGCGGCGCACCCGTTCAAACGGCTTGCCCTCTACATGATAGGTCAGCTCAACGTGCTCCTTATCGATCACGTTAATGTCCATTCCTTTCAGCTCACTGCCGTACTTTTCCAGCCCACGCTTCTGATAAGCAGCGATTTCTTTTTCGCTCATCGGCCAGCCGATTACGTTAATCAGCATGAGAAATATCTCCTTTCTGCTCTGTGTCCTCATCCGGATTCCACGAATCCTCCGAATCGATGCGGTCAATAGTCTCGCTTTCAGTAAAGCGGTGCCGTCTACCGCATTTGGGGCAAATATCCCCGATAATGCCGTTGTAGCCGCACACAGGGTCTCGATCCACCGGATGGTTGATGCTGCCATAACCGATACCGCATTCCTTCATATGGCGAATGATTTTTTCAAACGCCTCCAGATTCTTGCTGGCGTCTCCGTCCATCTCCACATAGGAAATGTGCCCCGCATTGGTCAGGGCATGGTATGGCGCTTCGATTTCTATTTTTTTCGCAGCAGTGATGGGAAAATATACCGGAACATGGAATGAGTTCGTGTAATACTCCCGATCGGTCACGCCCTCAATCTCGCCGTAGAATTCCCGATCCAGTTTCACAAACCGGCCGGACAGACCCTCGGCGGGCGTCGCCAGGCACGTCACGTTCAGGGATAGGTACTCGCTCTGGCAATCGCAGTAGTTGCGAATGTAATGAACAATTTCCAACCCCAGCTTCTGCGCCTCTTCGCTTTCGCCATGATGCTTGCCAGTCAATGCTTTAAGGGCTTCCGCCAATCCAATAAAGCCGATAGAGAGTGTGCCGTGGCGCAGCACCTCAAGCACCGGATCGTCCGGTTGCAGCTTTTCCGAATCCAGCCACACCCCTTCGCCCATCAGGAAGGGGAAATTGCGCGCACGCCGGGCGGCCTGCACTTCAAAACGCTCCAGCAGCTGCTTCATTACATAAGTCAGCATGTCGTTGAGGTACATGAGAAATACCCGCGTGTCCCCATGGGATTCAATCGCCAGCCGCGGCAGATTGATGCTGGTGAAAGAAAGGTTTCCTCTGCCTGGCGCAATCTCCGGCCCGCATACATTGCCCATCACCCGCGTGCGGCAGCCCATGTAGGCCATCTCGGTTTCCGGGTGTCCGGGCTTATAGTATTGCAGATTGAAGGGCGCATCCAGAAAGCTGAAATTGGGAAACAGCCGCTTGGCGGAAACCCGCATGGCCAGCCGGAACAGATCGTAATTGGGGTCGCCCGGATTATAGTTCACGCCTTCCTTTACCCGAAAAATCTGAATGGGGAAGATCGGCGTTTCTCCGTTGCCTAGCCCCGCCTCCGTGGCCAGCAAAAGCTGCTTCATGGCCAGCCGCCCTTCCCAGGAGGTGTCCATGCCATAGTTGATGCTGCTGAAGGGCACCTGCGCACCGGCCCGGCTGTGCATGGTGTTCAGGTTGTGAATCAGGCCTTCCATGGCCTGATAGGTGTCGCGAACGGTCTTTCGCATGGCGTATTCCTCTCGCCATCTCAGGTCAGTATCGTACTTCATCTCCGCGTTGTTGATGAGTTCCGACTGAATATCGAAAGCCTCACGCAGGTACTTGTTGTACGTCAGCCGCACGCCATCCGCCATGGCATAATCGAAATCTACAATGCTCTGGCCTCCGTGCTGATCGTTCTGGTTGCTCTGGATAGCGATTGCCGCCAGAGCGGCATAGCTTCCAATGCTCTTCGGCTCCCGCAGATGCCCGTGCCCGGTGTTGAAGCCGCCCTTAAAGAGCTTTCTCAGCTCGATCTGCGTGCAGGTGGTAGTCCAGCCGTAGAAGTCCAGATCATGAATATGAATCCAGCCCTTGCGGTGCAGATTGGCGATTTCCGTATCCACCATGGTTTCCAGATAATATTCCTTGGCGGTGTTGGCGCCCTGCTGGAGCATCGCGCCCATGGGGGTATCGCCATTGATGTTGCCGTTTTCCCGTTTGAGGTTGCAATTTCTCGCGTCAGAGCGGTTGATCTCATCGCAAATCTTCATCACCGTCTGACCAAAGTTGAGTTCGTTCATCTTTTCGTTCCCTCGATCCTCCGTCTTACAGGAATTTTGCTGCCCAGATCAGAGCCAGCGCCAGAATAGCCGTAGGAATCCACGTGGGAGCAAGCACCCAGAGCCACGACCATTCAATCACGCCAACCAGCTTGAGAACAATAAAAATAACTGTCAGTGTGCTGCACAGACCCAATCCTCCGCCGGCGCAGTTATGCTTGTTCATGCTCCGTTTCCTCCTTATCCAGCTTTTCCTTGATCTGCCCCAGAATGCCCTCCACCAGGTTCTTCGTCTTTGGGTGCAGGATCATGCTAGGAACGTGCTTTTCGTACCACGAGAAGATTTCCCGCAGGTTGCCGCTTTTGAAGGAGAAGCTCCACCAGTCCGCGATCATTTCATAGACGTACTCCGGCGGCATTTCCAGCGCCTCCATCGGCTCGTCGTCATGAATCAACACCCAGTGCTGCCAGTGATTGGGATTGCGGTGAATATGCTTGAGCCAAGCCTTATGAAAGTCTCGCACCACGCGGGCGGAACGGTTACCGCCGTAAAAATAATCGTCGTAAGCACGGTATTCGTCTCTTTTTGTTTTGGACATATCGTGCATCCGCACTAGATTCTCGATTTCCATCCCATATACCGGACTGACCGGAAGGTTGTCCCGCATCCAGACCCACGCTTTGCCTACGTTGGTCACATGCTCCTTCAGGTAATCGTCATACAGCTGGCTCATCCCTGACCGCCTCCTTCCTCAGCCTCTTCGTGGCACCATTCCTTAAAGATGTCGTAGTACGCGCCGCGGTTGCCGCTGAACTTCTTGCAGATCGCCATGGCCAGCCCCTTTTCCTTATCAAAGGGTTCGCCGTTCTGGGCCTTCACCACGGTTTTCGAGCCGTCCAGCCAGAATACGATGGTTGCGGGCGCGTTGAAAATAACGCGCTCGATCGTCACGATAAGGGGCAGCTTTCCTTTACAGCGCTCCATCTTCAACAGTTCGTCGTTGATGTAGTCACAGCGAATGCCGTAAATGAAGTTAAGGCTTTTCTTGATCTCCTTCAAAATATCGCTCCTATTCATGGACTCATTCATCTTTTTTTCTCCTCCGCTTTCCGTTTTACTGTCGTCAGCAGCTTGAAAATATCCTCCGCCTGCTGCCCTTGAAAGGCGTTCACAATCGTAATTGCCTTGCCGTCCTTCTTGCCCACAATGCACAGCCGGTTGTCCGGCCCGTGGGTCAGATCAAAGCTCACCATCAGCACCTCAGTCGGCGCTACCGGAATCTGCTGCATATCGCTTCCTCCTTATAGCTTATTCAGCTCCATAAACTTCTCCAGTGCCATGCGCTTAGGGTAGGCGGTCGTGTTCACCCGAATCTCAGGAATGCACAGCTCACTGTCCGACATCGTTGGAATGCTGATCCACACATCAATGTCTTTAATGCCCTCCGTGTTCGGAATCAGCTCTTCAGCCCGGTCGATCAATTCCTGACCCATCAGTTTCAGCATCTCAATAGCCATTTCCCGGTATGTCATTTCGCTCACCCCTCATCCAAGCGTCATGGTCACGTTCTTACCCGCCTTGTCTGCCATGCTCGACGCAATCGACTGGTAAATTTTGCCCACGTTGTCCAGATTGCGCTGGTAGTCGCTCATCAGCCCGTCCAGCTTCCCGTCGAACCGCTCAAGGAGCATTTCCTTCGCCTTTTCCGTGGCGTCCTCCATGATCTGGTTGCCGTCCACCTTAGCCGCTTCCCTGGCGATAGCGTCGGATACGCTCTTGCTCAGCTTGCCGTAGCTTTCCTTGACCGCATCGCGAACGCATTTCTGCGTCTGCCGGGCCAAATCGTCCTCCACACAGCGCACCGCATGGTTCACTACTCGTCCAACCTCATGGGCGGCAGCGTTATTGATTGCCCGATCTACCACGTCGTGCTGAATATCCACCACCGTCAGTTCGGCCACATGATCGCAGGCTTTGCTCACAAGCCGCACAGTCCTGCGCAGCTCATAGTGACAATATACTGCTGCCAACACGGATACGCCGGAAAGCACCAGCAGACCAATTCGCTCCATACGGTGGAGCTTGCGCTCAAATTCTTCCTCACGGGAAACAGTGCGATTATCCATATCCTTATGCTCCTTTACCATTTAATGAATCGACTTTCGTTGAACGTCTTCTTGTCCTTCAAAGCCCGGCTGATGGCCAGATCAATGCCGCTGCGGCTTTTCAGGTGATAATAGTAAAGGTCATGGAACGGCGTGTTCAGCCGGTCGATCCGGCCGCTTGCCTGCACCATGACCTTGTAGGAATAGTTCTGAGAATAAAAGAGGATAGTATCCGTTTCGATGCAGTTCCACCCCTCCGAGCCCGCGCCATAGTTCACAAAATACACCCAGCGATTAGTCTTGGAAATAGGCTCATGCTTGTGTCCGTTCCATTCCGCCATAGCCGTTCCCGCCTCCCAGCCCAGTGATTTCAGAATTTCCAGCTCATAATCAAAGTTGTAAAATATAATCATCCTCGGGTGCTTCTCGGCGATTTCCAGCGCCATTCTCTGACGGCTTTCGTCCTGGTTGACGGCTCGTCGTAAGCAATAGCACAGCCCGCCTGCGTTCTCAATCGGCTCATTCTTCCAAATATCCCAACGTGAGCGCATCAGATCTTTGTACAGCGAAATATCATACTGCACATACACATCCTCGTGATGCGCCTGCGTGGGGCGCTTGAAATCCATGTCAATCAGGATGGAATCCCGCAGTCTTTCCAAACGTCCCTCGCCCAGATACCTTTCGATTTTGGGAAACTTCGCCGCATGAGAATATACGATGTGCTCCCGTGCAAACTGGGTACGGTTCTTGTAAAAGCCGTTGGCGATGAATAGCGGAATATAATCGCTCCAGTTATCGCCCGGCGTGGCCGACAGAAGAATCCATCGGTTCCGCCTGGAAATTCTCAGGAAGCTCTTTACCCATACGCCGCTGCCCACCACGCGCTGCTCGTCAAATATAAAGAAGGCGTTCTCCGCCTCCGTATATTTGTGCACGTTGTTCCAGCTGTCTACTATCACCTTGTTGCCGTATAGGTTGGTCTCCTTTATAGTAGAAAGCAGGAATGGCGCCAGCTCCTTTTCCCATTCGAAGGTATCGCGCTTGCGGGCAGTGGTGATGATGTAAAGATCCATCGGCGGATCATCCATGGGAATATAATCCTCGCCCTGGAGACAGGCGATTTCGCCGCCGTTTTCCAGATAGTAGTAGCTGATCGCAGTCAGGCTTTTTCCGCTGCCAACGCCCCCGCATACAACGCAGCCGTTCTTCATCCGCTGAATAGCCTCCAGCTGATGCGAATAGAGATTGATTCTTGCCAACGCTATCCCTGCTTCCTTTATCCGTTTCTTAAAACGGATCGTCCTCGTAGTCCTCCCGGCGACGGCGATACCGCTCCGCATAGGGGTCGTCATCCAGATCCTGCTCCACGTACATCGTGCGAACATACAGGCTCAGCTGATGATTCACCGGGTCGTACTCATACGGGTTCAGAATCACGTTCACGTTTTTCACCCGCATGTGATCGATACATGAAACGCTCTCCTCATCCAGCAGCACAGGCTCGCTGTCGCCGCTTACCAAATATACCTTCGGCGGGTACTTCACCGGCGCGCCGCTGCGCGTCCTGTACATCAGGACGCCCGTCACAAAGTATTCCGGGACGAAGCTCTGCGGATCGTCGTCCGGGCGCGGTCTGGTTTCGCGCACCTTAAAGCCCGCCTTAATCAGGTCCCGCGCTTGCTCCGGGTCGGGGATCACGATGCTCGCCTTGCGCCGCGCGTCGTTGAAGCGGTCATTGGCGGGGTCGCCGGAAAAGTTGGTCTGGAAGATGAATCGGGTGTTGTCCACAGCAATGGTCTTTCCAATCATAGGTCATTACTCCTTTACAAATATCTTGCTTTCTCTGTTGTCGTCGGTGATGGTAACAACAGAACCTGGCGTGAACCAGCATTTCTGCGAGGCCCAGGCCAGGTCCAAAGTCGTCATGGGTTCAACTTCGAGCAGGTAGCTTCGATTCCCGCTCTCTACCAGAAAGAATCGGTTACACTCCGTCATGCGCATCTCCTTCCGGCGGCACATCGTATGGGTCATCCGACTGAAACCATTCGAAATCGCCGTACTTGGAAATGGTCTCGATGGCATCGTCCACCAGCTTGTCGTAATAGCTGCGGTCAATATCAGCTTCGCGATGAAGCGCCGCAACCATCTCGCTTTCCATCCAACGGAAGCCCTTGCTGCCCGTCGCCGCAGCGTATTTACCGCCCGCTTCCCGCAGCAGCACGCCGCCTCCGCTTCCGGCATTTACCGGCGTGAATTCACCCACGCGTCCCACAAAGCGGTAGTCGTGTCCGGCGGCAATCTGCTCATCCAGCGTGCGCAAATATCTTTCGTCCTGAATCGGCAACCCCTCTTCGCCAGAAGCCTTGTAGTCGATCCAGTCCTCCAGATTCATGTTCAGCTCCTTCAGCTTCTTTTTGAGCAGTTCTTCTTCATTGCTCACATCGGGCAGCGCTTCGTTCATGTCCAGATACAGCGCACCGCTTACCGAGAAGGTCTCGCACATATCCTTGAATTCAAGCGGCTCGCGGCTGAACAGGGTCTTGAACACATAGGGCACTGCAAACTGTTTGCCTGTGGCTGTCCATTTGCCATCGTCCTTTCCGCCTTTGTACCGGGCAATGTACACGGCGTCGTTCACCAGGCACATCTTGTCGTAAGTAGCCTCGTGCTCAAAGGTGTAGCCATAGCGCTTGCCGTAATCCATTACAAAAGCGATGATGTCCGGATCTGCGTCTGGAATCTTGATGGAGTCCGTCTTGATGTGCGCCACGGTGAAGCCCCGTTTTTGCACCTCGTGCTTCAGGTTTACCATGAACAGCGCTCCGCGTTTGGCTACGATGTTGTCACGATTACGCGGATCGCGGAAGGCGTTCTCGAAAGCTGCGCTAGTCAAGCCGTATACAGAATTGATGGCTGTCTTTAAGGCATTCGCCAGCTGCTTCGACGTCATTTCGCCGCCAATGACCTTCTGCACGTAGGGAGCCAGCTTGCCGTCAAGAATATGATTTACCTCGTCCCATGCCTCGTGCTTGATGCTCACGCGGCCGTCCACGATTTCCTTGAAGCGGCGGGTGAACGTGGGGCCAAACAGGCATTCCGCAATCACGCTGTGCGGGTGCATGGATGCAATATCCAGCAGCGCCACGTTTCCGTGCATTCCCGGCTCGGCATAGACGTATCCGCCTTCGCCAACTTCTTCGCCCTGATAGATGCTTACATAGCCGCGCTTACTCTGACCGGGCATGGGATTTCCATCCTCATCCGTCCATTCGAAGACTGGCGCTTTGTCGCTTGGTCCGAAGTAATATCCGGGAAAGTAAGGGAGTAAGCTGTCTTCCTCGCCGTGGAGTTGCGACATCATTTCCGGGCAGGCGTCCTTGAGGAATTTCAGCACTTCCTGCTTCAGCTCATGCACCGGCTGGCTCAGATCACGGTAGTTGAATTCTGCCTGCGGTCTGCGCACCCGGTCAAATATGATTCGCGTGGTCAGGCTGTTGGTGGTGTCGTTCACCGTCATCCCGGCGATGTCTGCCAGAATCTGCCGCGCCGTCCAGTCCGCCGAAAGGTGATTAAATACCGCTTCCGTGGCGATCACGTCATTATCGCAGTATTCGGCTACCTTGGGCCACATTTCCTCCGGCACAGGCTTGTCCCATGGCAATCCAAGCTCCTGATGGTGAATGCCCAGCTCAATTTCAAATTTTTTCAGGCTCTTCTTATTGCCTGCTGATGCGAAATCGTACACATCCGTGTAGCTGACGTTGTACGCTTCCCCAAAGAAAGCGTCGCTGCGCTTGCCTCCGGATATAATCCGCTGGCTTAGGTTGTAGAGCTGCATGTTACTGTAGCCCATCAACCTTCCCCAGAGAATATGATTATCATAGCGGCGACAGTTGAAGCCGATCAGGCGGTAGCGCATCAGCTCTTCCACCTCGGCAGGCGTGGGGTTAATCATCCGAACAACTTTTTTGCCCTCGCCCTGGAGCTTCCAGTTGATAAGGAAGAGGTTGGGAAACACTTCCACATCGTAAAACACGATCGGCGCTTCGCTTGGGGCTTCAGCCTCCGCTTCCTTGTCCTTAGAGCGGAACTGCATCTTGCCCACCAGTTTCAAGCAATAATCGGCCTGATGGGTGCTTCGCGCTGCAAAGGCGTATACGGCGTTTCGCATGTCGCTCACGTCGTAGCTCAGCTTTTCATCGTTATACGCGTCCTCCAAAATCTTATAGATAAAATCAATGCTCGGCTTGGTGCCGGGATGGATTTCCTTATCCAGATTTCTTTTAATCAGCGCCCGCAATCCCTTTTCGTTTTGCACAGAATCAAAGTTTACCGTTTTTTTCGCCTCCTTTAACGGCAGTCCATGGGTAAGGGTAGCGATGGGTAAGTCGTTGCACAGAGAGAGCTTTCTGCGCAGGCTGGAATTTCCGTTAAACACCTTCACCTCAATATGATCGGCATAGATGCGGCTTAGCTGCGTCACGTCACCCTGGTAAATATAATGCAGATGAATGGCCTTGCCGCTCTTGCTCACCTCCGCATACGTCGGCGGCCATTTGGACGCCTCCTCCAGATTGCGCTCAAAACTCTTTTCACCGTCCGCACCCAAAATATCAAAATCGATTACGATCAGGTTCAGCGGCGTTTTCACATAATGCGGCTTTGAGGTATCCAGATCGGCAAGGGTTGTCTGCACGTTCTCCCACTTCCGTGAAGGCGTTCCATTGTCATTGGCATACTGCGCCTGGCAGAAAGCATATTCTCTGTCAAAGCGGCTGGGCTGCGCTTTCAAATCGAGCGCTGGTTTAGGCGTATCATCGGGTTTCTCTTTCTCCTGCTTTTCTTCTTCAAATTTCTCCTTTCGAAACCCCCGATAATAGCTTCTCACCCGCGTACCATCGGAGAGAATTTCTCGCTCACTGTACTCCCGGAAGTAGTTTTTCAGCTCTTCCTTGAATGCGCGCTGCGTGTAGGGATAGCCAACCTTTGCGTCCTCGCAGTAGGTTTTGTACATTGTCCATGCAGCCTTGAGCGTGGTCTCGTCGCTTTTGTTAAACACGGCCCAGCTGTCCAGCACGAAATTATAGAAGTCATTGGATGCGCTGAGCATGGAGAGCGGCACGTAGTCGTCATAAGCGTCCGGTTCCTGTAAATATACGTCCATGCAGTGCTTGGCAATGGCGCCCAACTCGAAGGTGATCTGCTTCATGAGCTGCCTGTATTCCCCGGGACGAATTTTTTCTCCCGTAGGTGATACGTCGATCAGTCGCCTGAGCAGGCCGCTCTTTGCGTCCGTAATCTTCACAGGGCGGTTTGTGCCCATGAACAGAAAGCACTTGAAATTGTTCTCATACATCTTGGAGAACTTCTCATTCACGCTCATTCGCTCATGGGAAACCAGGCTGTTCAGCCGCGTGTTGTCCTCGATCCGGCTCAAATCGCCGTCGTGCTCAATGGCCACCAGCGGATTCTTCTTGAAGGGTTCCAGTGCGAAAGCATTGTTGCTTTGCCCCAGATCCTTCGATACAAACGAAGCCGTGTACCCCTCGAACAGCTGCTCGATGATGCCGATAATGGTGGACTTACCCGTTCCTGCTGCGCCATAAAAAACCATGAACTTTTGCAGTCTGCGGCTGTCTCCGGATACGATGCTGCCGATGGCCCATTCGATTTTCTTGCGCTCGGCCGGAGAATATAACCAGCCGGTCCCATGCGCTCACGTCGCCCTCCTCCAGCGGATAGGGCAGGCGTTTAGAGGCATAGTCCTGGCGATTGGTAGGCGTGTTCTGAAAGATCAGCTTCTCATCCAGCATGTGGAAGGAATCGCGCATCTGCCGCTGACAGTATTTGTGCCAAACGTCGATCATACCGCTTTCCGCATCCCACAAATGCAGCACCTTATAGCCGTTCTCAAAGCGCGAAGCATTCTCCTTGGCGTACTTATCCAGCTCTCCATCGATGATATCCACCGCATCCTGCTCACTGGTAGACCACAGACCCTTTTCCTCTACCCAAATGGCGTAAAAATCTCCACCGCGAATCATCAGATGCTGGCTGGGATTCCTGATGATAAACTTAGGATAGATTTCGGTCGTCCCGCGCTTGGTCTGGCGGGTAGAAATCATCAGAAAGTCGATCATTGTTTATCCCGCCATTTCGTCTTTTTCTCGAATCTGCCGCTCGATGTTTTCCAGCCTGAGTTGCTGCTCGGCAACTACGCCAGCCAATAGACCGACGCAGCAGAACAGCAGGAATATAGAACCTCTGCAATCCTTCAGACGGCGATTCATCTGCCGTAGCGCCTTCTCATGCTGCTCCCTGGTCACATACAGCTCGCTCAGGTTGACGAATGCAATTTTTCGAAAATCAGTCATCGCTTTCTCGGCCCCCTTCATAAAGGTTCTCATTCAGGTACCACATCATCTGATACCAGATTTCTGCATCGCGCATATCGTGTTCCGCGTCGCTAATGGTAAACAGCCCGCCAAGACCGGAGGGCAAATACTCCCTCCTCATGAACCTGTCTAAAATATCTGCCGCCGCAATCTTGTCGAAGTGAGCGTCGTCCATATCCTTAAGTCCCAGGCTTTCGACCATTTCAAAGAACCATTTGGCTGTTCGATCGCCCAGCCCCGGATCGTCGGTAATGTGCTCCTCACAGCGCTGAGAGAGTGCTACCATCACCTCCAACACACTGCACGACTTTCCCATTAAGGCTTCTTCCACCAGCGCCGCATCGTAATGGGATTCATAGGTGAACCGATAACGAAGATCGATTCCATCATCCGCCCGGTTCCCGTCCATCTCCAAAATATAAATAAATTCCGTCTCGTGAAGCAGACGGAAGAGCTTTCTAAAGGACTTTTTCCTTGCGTATTTTCCGCTGCACACAAGATGGATCATCCACTCGAAATATGCGTCCTCAATTCTGTCCAGCTCTTCCTGCTCTACCCCTCCTTGGATCCTCAAATCATATCACCTCAAGTATTGACCAGATACGGCTTCTCCCGGAGCACATCCGCATAGCTTCTCGGATCGGCCAGAATCTCATAGTCCGCCTTCAGCCGGTCATTGCGTACAAATACGCTGTCAGGCTCATAGTCGCCAAAGTGATTCAGGCTGTCCTTGCCGATGGTCTCCTCGATTTCGTCATCGCTCATGGCGTGATCGCTGTCATCCGTAACTGTACCGTCGGCATAGTAGGTCAAGCTGATCTCGTCATAACCATCCTCCGTGCCAAAATCATCCGGTGAAATCACGCACGGAGCCTGAATCGGTGCAGGCTTTTTTTCTTCGGTATAGCCCAGCTTCGCGGTATACTGGCTGTATGCAGTCCGTTCCTTTTCGGTAGGCTTTTGGGACTTTTCTTCCGGCAGCGGATGTTCCTTGCGGAATGCGGCCTTCACCGAATCGATTTCGTCCTGCACCAGCTGCTCGTATTTATCCTTCATCAGTTTGTTGGCGGCCAGGAATCCAGCGGCGCCGCCCGCCATGAAAAATATAACTCCAATAACACCCTTGTTCATTACTTCATTTTCCTCGCTTTCTACAATTTAACGCACGCCCTGCGCTTTTTTAACTTTTCGCATTTTCAGCCCGTCTTCTGCGGCCATCCTCCCCACCAAGAATAATATCGTTCTGCTCCTGGCTTGTGAATTTCTTCAGGCATTGACGGTAATATGCGTCACTTGTCCGCCCGTCGTACAGGCCTTTGTCGTAGGCAGAGCATTCCCTGCGGCGCTGCTCGTTTTGCTGATAATCGGAAATCTGACGACGCAGCCCGTCGTTTTCCCGAAGAATATGGCTGTTATCGGTTTTCTGCTTTTTCTGGTTCTCCAATAAAAACAGCACCAGCATTGAAAGGGCTGTGATAACGAACGTCAGAATAATTGCTCCGATCATAATAAACGCGCCGCAGGGCGCTCCCTCCTTTTAGTTTTTAATTGTCAGAACAGTTACAGCCAGCCCGCCAAACAGTGCGGATGCGCTCAGCAGAATGCCGCCGACAATATGGCGTTTGCGGCTGGTATCCAGCAGATTGTCCAGGGAAAATATAAAAGCGTCCAAATACTCCATTCGATCAACCCTTCTTCATTTTCTTCGGTTTGGTCAGCACGGCCACGCCGCCGATCAGGCAAACGCTGGCCATCGCCGCGAGCATTACGCAGGTCGCGGTCTTCAAAGCGGTATCCATGCCTACACATCCTTTCCCCAAATATAAAAGAAAAGGGGCCTATCCCTTACTCGGTGATAAGCCCCTTCTCCTGCGCATGTTCCAGAATCACGCCGTCCACGTTGAAGTCCAGCAGGAACACCTTTTCGTAGTCCCCGGGCTTGTCGCTACGCTTGCGATAGACTTCCTGAATGCCGAAATCCACGTAATTGTCGCCGTGATCATCCTTGTTCTTGTCGTACACCCAGCCGACGGACTGCCCGGCCAAGCTCTTGTCGATGCCCAGCATCTCGTAGACCTCGTTCAGGAACAGGAAGTTATTCGCCCGCAGCATGTGATTGGCCAGCTCCTGCTGCGCCTTGAGGAAGAACAGGTTGTAGTCAGCGTTCGGTTCCGCTGCGCGCGCCTCGCCATAGGCAAAATATCGTGCATAGTCGGACAAACCGGGTCCCAGAACGGTCACATTCTTCTTGACCTTCTTTTCTTTCCCGCTCTCATCCGTTTCCACAACCTCAATCTTTTCCTGATGTCCGTCGAAGCGCAGCTCACGGTCCACATCCTCGCCAAAGCGCTGAATGACCCGGCCGCGATACTGCTTAAAGCCTGCGTCTACAGCCACATAAGCCGCAGCCAGCGCCATATTGCGCTTGCGCAGAATGTTGTTGCTGGTCAGAATGCCGGTAACGGACAGCGCGCCCACTGCTACCGAAGGTCCATAGAGCTTCACAAATTCTACGCCTGTCTTCATATAGACCTTCGTAAGATCATGCTTTTCGGCCCGTTCATCCTTAACCCGCGCATACTTCTTGTGAACGGCTTCGGCGTCCTGCTTGAGCTTTTCCAGCACCGGATCCAGCCTGCGCGTCGCTTTGCACGCCATCACCGTGCTGCCGATCATTCCGCCAATGCCCGTGAATACCAGGATTTCCGGGCTGTGCTTTTTCAGGGTCAACTTCGCCCCGCTCAAAAAGGGTTTCACATCGAGTTTCATTTCTTTTCCTCCTTATCGAATACTGCTTGACGTGCCCTCCGTCAGCGTGCATATTTCTTCGTCACGCTTTTCCACGATGCCAATCAACCGATCCAGATACCACCGAGCTTTCTTCAGATCTTCAAGCCCGTTCTTGCTCTTCCAGCGGCACATGTATTTGAGCACGTTGCCAGTGTTCGTGGCCTCACC